GCCGGATAGCTGATAGTACTTTTGATGCGGGAAATAGTGATCTGGCGGTCTTCCAATGGTTGACGCAACACTTCCAGCACTCCTCGGTTGAATTCCGGCAATTCGCTATTCTTAAAATACTTGCACCATTGTAGAAACTTTCTTATCTTTGCGAGAGGTAAAGACTATTATCTATGCTATTATATTGCATTATAGATAGTTAGCTAATAGTCTTGATTGCAATAATATTAAATGTAACAGATATGAGAGCTGCATTTTTGATTAGGTGCTCAACTAAGAAGCAAGACTATGAGCGACAGGTAAATGACCTAACTAGACTGGCTAAGAAGTTTGGTTATACGTCAAGTGATAATATGATATTTGGTGAGCATATCACTGGTAAAGATGATGCAAGTAAGAGAGATAGGCAGTCTATTCAACGTCTAAAAGATGCTGCTATTAATAAGGAATTTGATGTCGTTTTAGTGTCGGAAGTTAGCCGAATGAGTCGTGACCCTATGTCGGGTCGGTTATATGTTAGACAGCTTATCAACATGGATATTCCTGTGTATTTTAGGGATATTGATACTTGGACTATAGACCCTGTAACTGGCAAGAAAGTTAGAGATGCTGAAACTATTATAGGTGCTGCCTTTGATGCTGCTTGGAAATACATAAAGAGTATGAAAACACAAATAGCATCTGGTAGACGTGATGAACTGGATAACAATCAAATGAGTATAGGACAGCCCTTCTTTGGTTATAAAAGATATGGTGGTAGAGATAAGGGTAAGAAGAATAGTTGGGTGATAAATGATGATGCCGCTAAAGTTGTGGTAGATGTATTTGAAGAATATGTTAAAGACGGTGCAACACTGAAATCTACAGCTTTGGCTATTACTGCCAAGTATGGTGAACAATTTAATAAGAAATTCAGCATAGGGACTATAGAGCATATTTTAACCTTTGAACCTTATTGTACTGGTATAAAGGTTGTATCTCTTACTGACCCAGATACAGAAGATGTAGATGAGTTTGAAGTCGAGATACCTACTATCATAACTAGGGCTATGTTCGATAAAGCCACCACTAAGAGAGCTACAAATAGAACTGCTAGAACTCCTTATCCAAAACAGGCTACTTATATATTGAGTAAACTTCTTAAATGTCCTATCTGTGAACACTCATTAACTCCACAGAAACGTGGTGGAGATAAGGGGGATAAATATAGATTGATGAATGGGAAGGTAGCTATTAGGTGGTCATGTATGTCGGGTATCAATAATGCTACAGATTGTAGTAGTCGCATTACAATTAGTAATGAGAAATTAGAAGCTATTATTTGGGGCTTAGTTAAACAGGAGCTAATAGGATTTGCCAATTTGAATGATGAAGATAGAGTAGCTAAGGTGGAGGAACTTACCGATAAAATAACCAATTTGGAAATGAATATAGCCAACTTTACATCTCATATATCCAACATAGAAAGAGCTTATAGTGCTTATATGGATGCTCCGGATTCTGTAATGGATATAGCTAAAGATAAGTACTATAAAACCCTAACTAAGTGTGAGAATGAGAGAGCGGAGTGCAAGGATAAGATAGAAGCTTTAAGTGCAGAGAAGTTAAGATTGGAGAATATGAGAACGTTCTTCAACCAACCTACTTTACCAAAGGATGCCATTGAGAAGGCAGAATCAGACCCTATTAAAATGAGGAACTTAGTAATGGAACTAATAGACAAGATATATCCTTATAGGATTACAACCTATGTATCATCAGCTACTAATAGGATAATGAGGAATGGTATAGTTTTATTGGAAGTATATACTATAAATGGAATTTATAACGTACTATATGACGGTAATCAGAGGAATAACAAGGTAGCCTATTATATTAGTGGTGTTTATGCTACATTTCAAAATGGAAGGAATAAGTTTGATGCTTATGATACTGGAGAGTACTTTGTTATCTCTCATGCTACATTGGTGACTGAAACAGAAGATGTAGATATGTTAGTAACCTTTAATGAACTGATAAAGATATGTATGCAGAATGGTTGGGAAATAGATTATACTTACAAGATGTAATATTTCACTGAATATAATTATTAACTAGTAAATGTGGTTGATTATTGAAAATGAGGTTGTGCCAATGTCTTGACACAACCTCACGAAAGATGCTATTGGGCGTTTAATGCAGCTAAAGCTGCTTCTAAAGCTTCTTTAGACATGCCACTCAATAACTGTGCTTGACTTGAATGTTTCAGTTCTGTACAGTTCTTAATCCATTCACTGTAAACTGCTATTCTTGCATCACACCAAGAAACAAGGTCGGAAGCTGTTGCTCCCTCTTTATACCACATTCCATAAGTTCTATGCATTTCTGCACGTTTACGTTCTTCAGCACTCTTTGCATTTGCATTTTCCAAATTTGACATAGTTTTAATTATTAAGTTAATAATACATTTATTACCAGCAAACCTTACTGGATATTCAGATTATAAGCTAGTAAATTAACTATTATCTGGAAATGCGTTACAAATGTAGTATGAAATTTAATAACCTCAAAGGAATAATAAGGATTTCTTGTATGATAATTAATTCTTATATAATAATTGATTTATACGTAATATTGTATCTAGCCTATCAAGTATTATCTAAACAAGTTATTTGAATGGCTAGGTAATAATACTACTAGTCCATACTAATAGAGCTATTAGAAGCAAGTATATAGGAATTTACTAAAGTAAGGTAGGATATATGGTTATACAAAGACTTTATATCCTACGTTTCTCATCATATCCCAGATTATAGAACTTCTTAAACATCTCCCAAATGTAGCCAATAAATCCAATTACGATAAATGGTAGGAAAGGCAGAAGAAGGCTACTCCAACCATAGCCCAAACACAACCCTACAATTACGCCAATGACATATAAGGCTGTTATAATTCCACAACCTATCATTACTCCTCTTCCTCCTGCCATTACGTATTTAATTGGAGCATTAGGAGTGAAGAAGTCTGGTTCTTTATTCTCTGATTGATTATTATTCATATTAGTTTATTTATAGTTACGAGATATTAGTTTAATTCTTATCTTTGTAGTAGAACTTCATAAAAGCTGCTAGTTATGGGTGTTTTATTGGTTACAGGAATTTTGAAGGAGATAACATGTTTACAAGCTGTTGCTGATGATGAAGCGTGTAAATATGGTTACGAGTCGTGGATAGCCTACTGTTATAAAACCAATATATTTACAAGATTCATTACTATATGCCCTTGCTGTAAGAAGTCATTTACTAATGACAACCCTGCTGTTGGTGGACATGTACTTGCTGAATATGGACGCCTAAATACAGAAGGTAGATTTGGTTATACCAAGTGTGTTACTCCTATCTGTAAGAAGTGTAATGACCGTTTTAAGAACAATCAAGCTTGGAAAGTATTTAAAGTCCGTGGTTATCATTTATGTCGAGTACCTAATAAGCCACCTAAACGGTAAACTTTAACATCAAAGAATATATCTTAATGATTAAATCTAATAGAACAAGAATATAGCTCGATTTCTTGTGAAGTTACTGATTATTAATCTATTAAACCAATGAATCATGTTAAAGTAAGTTACCGTTACATTTCTTGAATATCTCTTCAATCAGCTTCATAGATTCTTCTGACCTCATAGGGTCAGGAATTACTTCTCTAGAGTCTTTAATACGTTGCAATTCCGCCCTGTACTCTAACTTCTGCTTCTTAATATTAAGATAGCTCCATTTTACTCTTTTAATGTTCATAATTTACTATATCCTAATTCATTTAAAGTATAATATATTTAATGGTCCTAACAATATCATTTTAGCTATAGGATAACTTCTACCTTCCCATGTAATCTTGGTAGATTCTTTAACAAAGAAAGTGTAGTCTATTAAAAGTACACTTGATACAGCTATATGTATTATCAAATACCATTTAACAATCTTGATAATTTTATTCTTCATTTGGTTTTAGGTATAAATATCTCCTTACCATTCTCATCGTATTCTACATAACAATCAGTAAGTCCTTCTATGATGTAATCTCTTATAATGCCTAGATGTTTATCTACTTGTTTAGTTATATATTCAGCATTGTGTCCTGCTCCGAACTTCTCTTCTCCTACTACATTAACAATAATCTTATTATCTTCATTCATGTAGATAGGTCTGCACTGGTTACAAATAATGTTGATACCTTCATTTACACAATCATCATTGCCAATAGTTATTACTAACGTTGCCATAATCATTTAAGGTTTATAGTTATACTTTCCATAATGTAAAATTACTCTTTATTAGAGGATTAAACTAGCGTAAGAATGTTAAGTATTGTTGCTGAATTGTTCATCTGCTTGTTCGTCTTCTTTAGTAGATTCTACATCTTCCATAGAATCAAACCAATCTTCCCAGTCTTCCCATGTACAGAACGTATCTGCTATTATTACTTCTTCAGTTTCTAAATTTGTGTCATAACGTCTAGAAAGAGATACACATTCATGTTTCCATTTACCTATTATCTCCACATAAGGACCTTTCTTCTTTGCCATAATTATTTATTGTTATTATTCATAATCATAGGAGCTGTTGTACCAAATCCATACTTATTAAACTTCTCATAAATTCTTCTTATTAATATCAGAAAGCCATTGGACCGTGAGGCATATTTCTAAGCTCCTCTAAGCTATTAACTCCAAACATTCTACATAGTTCCTCTAAAGTGGGTATGTATATATCATCAGTGAAGCTATCTACACAAATACCCAACTCTTCCATGATGTCCATTATCTCACTTGCTGTCATTGTTTCCATACATCCAATACTCTGCTGTTATCATATTCATAGTTATTCATCTGCCTGTTCATCTAGCATATCATCATCTTCCTCTCACTCTATAAATGCCAAAAGCTCACCTGTCTTGGCATCTCTTATATATCTAATTCCAGGAGCTACATATTCAGTAACTACCTCTTTATCACCCCACCATGGTACAAATGTGTTACTCATTATCATAATTCATTCTTATTAATATAGGTTAGAAACTCATATCTGTAACTTCATCTGTACTTCCAAACTCTCCTTTACAATTATACAATTCCTTTATTTCTTCATCAGTACGTATAATACCAGTTTCATTAAGGAGTTGGAAATTACCATAATTCTCGTAAATTGGTTTAGTAAGCTCTATATCTTCATCTCTCATATCACTAAAGTCAGTAACGTACTCTACTAACTTTTTACTTGGGTCACTAAATCTGTTAGCAACTTCTTCGTCTTTATTTATCATATTAATTCATTTAAGGTTTATAGTTATTCATCTTCCTGTTCGTCTAAATCACTTGAACCGTCTGTCAAATTACTCCAATCAGTGATATATGACGTCAATTTAACTAATGGCTCTCCATTACTAATACTAGCTTTGACATTAGCTTCCATTCGTTTCCATATATCTTCTAGTTCCTGCCACTCTTCTTCTGGAAGGTCTTCCGGTTTTATTACTGGATATTTTACTTCATCATTCATTGTCATAATTGTTAATAGTAGCCGCAGTAGGAACTCCAACTGCTGTACCAAATCCATACTTGTTAAATCTTCTCATAAATTCATTCTTATCCTTATTTATAATCCGCAAATCGAAATGTTCGCGCGTTTCAAAATGAAAAGTTCATTTCACAAAACGAAGCGTATAATTTAAAGCACTCTTTATTCCATTTGAACTGGTCAATTCTAAGCTAAAAATAACAGAAAAATAACTTGCAAATATCAACAAAAATCACTATCTTTACATAGTTAAATTGAGGTCGTTTACCCTCAAATCAGTTCAGTTTTGTATTCCCCTACCCTATCAATATTCTAAAAAAATTCGGCCGGCTTCGCCGGTATTTGAATACCTTTTAAATGGAATTCGGAAACCATCCGAATCCCGTTCTTTCGTTTTAGTCGCTTCGCTCCACGCTTTGGCGCTTTGCGCTTACGCCACCTCGCGTATCGCCTTGTACGCTGCCACGCTTTGCGCCCGGACGATTTTGCCGCGGAAGGCCAGACGCGAGCCGACACTCGCATACGTATACGAAGCATCGTTACTCGCATCCGCAACCGACACACCGCCATTCGCATACGCATAGCTGAACCCGCGATAGACCACACGGACCGTAGCGGTGCTTATCCAGTACATGTCGGTATAGTAAGTAGAAGATGATCCGTTCAGATTACCTACCGGAATCATGTCCATATACTTGCCGTGCGCCACGCCTGTAATCCACTGACCGCTGTCCTTCTTGCCCTGTACCATACGGATACTGCCGTCAGGCATCCAGATGCGCCATTTGCCCACGTTACCGCTGTCGTTCGGCAGATCCACGCCGTCCATCATGTCATACTTGTTGCCGTAGATGTCCTCATAGCCCAGGCAGCAGATATTGTTCACCTGCACCACAGTCGCCTGTCCGTATTCGTCCCGACTCTTATACCAGGCATACTGGTGCACCAGGCCGTCAATCAGCGAATTCGTGATTTTGTTGTTAATGACATACGCTTCATCGTAGCCGATGGTGTCTGTCATCCCGTGTTCGGCCGTTCCGCCTGTTGTGCGGTTATTGTTATGCTGACCGGCACCGCATTGTTCCTGCATATCCCTGCGCCCGTACTTTGCATAGCTCAGGTTCGCGATGCGGCTGTGCATCAGCGCATCTATCTGCTGCATACCCCGCTGCTGGCTGTAGTAGTGGAAGTCCGTCCAGGTCATACTTGCCGTGGTCGAAGCTCCGGTGATGCAGGCACGCAGTTTACTGCCCACCACCGAACTGCCCACAACGGCACACAGATGCTCCTCATTGGCCACCCAATCCGGTTCCATGTCCTCTATCTTGTCGCTGTGGCTCAGTACCACGCAGTCAAACTCTGCCGTGTTCAGAATGGAGAAATGCAGGGCTGTAGCACGTTCCGGAACGTCTGCTATCAGATACATGCCGGCTTCAAATTTCAAGCCGATGGTCGGCACCACAATACTCTTCAGGATGTTTCCCTCCGCATCAGCAAACACACTGCCGATAAGCCCTGTTCCTGGAACGCTCGGGAAGCGGACACGTCTGTAACCCGACACGTCCACTTTGCACACGGAATAAGCCTTGTCCGTCGTATAGGATTCCATCAGCGTGGGCTTGCCGCTCATGATCTTGCGTTCACCCAGCCAGCCGCCCTGTGTCTCCTTGATGGCATCCAGTGTCAGTACCGTCGCCTCAGGCACCGGGGGCATTTCGTCCTCCGGATAACTGCTGTAGCAGGCGTACTTCTTGTTGTTCAAATAATCGTTGATGCCTTTGCTCCAGTAAAACGGCTCATACATCATCCAGTCTCCCTCGCTGCCGTCCAGCTTCGCCACCGTACAGTCGTTCATATCCTCCGCATCGGCATAGAAGTTCGAGCTTTCGTCATGCAGGGGGAAATAGGTCATCTCCCCGTCCGGGTTGTTCACTTCCACCTGCTGCCCGGCTATCTCCACCTTCCGGCTCGTGGGCATCTTCGTCACCTTGGCCAATACGCGGTGGCGCTTGGACAGGATGGCATTCACATGCCCGCTCATTTTGTACGTATTGCCGAATTTGTACCCCGTCTTGTTGTCCAGGTTCGAAACATTGGCATCGTCGGCCACGCTGTCGTCAAACTCGATCATCGTATAGGGCGGCTGCTTGATGGTCAGTTCCGGATAACGGGCGGCATACTTCTCCAGTTCCTCATCGGCCAGATACTTCGTCAGGGTCAGCTTGCCCCTCAGTCCCGAATGCCGGTCATCCACGGCACCCGTCTGTGTATACGTTCCGTAGTCGTAATACTTCTTCAGCAGGGTTCCGTCGTCTTCCCGGTCTATCTCCAGCACGAAGCGCTCCAGCTTGCCGCTGCCGTTCAGTCTGGCCTGGTGCAGGCGTTCCAGCATAGCGAACCCGTCGATGCCGGGGCAGTTGGTGTAGCGGTAGCCCCGCACATTATTGATCCCTTCCAGTATCAGGCCACTATCGGACAGCTTGGTCAGATATTCCAGGAACAGTTCCTCAATCGTGTCCGGCAGGCATAACTGCACAACGGGCGCACCGGTGGCCAGTTTCACACGGGTCAGCCCCGTACCCCTCACGTCCAGTTTCTTCAGGCGGCCCTGCCAGCTCAAGTCCAAAGTGGCCACATTCCCGTTGTCCCCGTTCCGGGCCAGCCGGTTGTTCCGCATGTTCACTTCTTCCAGAAGCAGCATACCATTGGTCGAAGCCATGAACGAGCCGTTCCGGTAACCGCTGGCTTTCTCCACGCTCATGTCGAGTTTTACCAGTGAGGTCAGCAGACCGAAGTTGAAGCCGATTGCGAACGCATCCTCGTGCCATACCAGCTCCTTGATTTTGGCTGCACCGATAATCTTCAGCGGGTCGTTCTCACCGAAGGCACGGGTCAGCTGCAGGGAATGGAGCACGTCCGCATCCACCACGCCGCTGTCGGCCTGCACGCCGTTGCTGGTGGAGAGCTGCACACGGTACGGGATGGTCAGCCGGTACTGCATCGGTTTCAGTTTATAAGCCTTGTCCAGCGATGCCGTACTCTGGTAGAACTGGGCACCCAGCGTGGATACATAGCCGTACTCCACCTGCTTCAGGTCATACCGGCGTTGGATGAAGTAGTTCCGGTGTGCTTTCAACGAACCCTTCAGACCGTAGATTTGCGGATAGGTCTGTTTGGCACCGTCAGCACCCACCGGCATTTCGTTCAGGAACGGGTAGATGTATTTGAAGATGCCGGACTTGTTATAGAGGCGTGAGCACCACTTCTTCATCTGTTCGGTATCGAAATGGTCAATGGCTTTCTGGATACTGAAGGCACTCATGAAGCTTGCGCCCCCGTTCCATCCGCTCACCATAATCTCCACAATCATGTCCCAGCAATTGGCCACGATGAGGTTCCACAGCCACGAGTTATGACCCTGCATCACATAAGCCCCGTCGCGCTTCGTCTGGCGGTTGTCGTCATACTTCCCGGTCAGGAACGACTTGTTGTCAGAACCGAGCTGGCAGTCGCCGTCATAATAGTCAATCGACCATTTCACACCGTCCCATGTGCGGATAAGCATGTTCTTCGCAAGCTGGTCCACGCCGAGGTTGAACTGCACGTACAGATAGTAGGCAATCAGGTGGGGAAGGTCGAAATACTTCCCGGCCTCTTTCCTGAACGTATCGCTCTGCCACTTGGCGGTAGGGAACTTGTCGCCGTCGTCCTCATAGTCCACCCCCTCGAACGAATGGGATTCCGTGCTGTAAACCATGTTCCTGCCCGCAGGCGTTTCCTTTACGCACCGGTAGACGAAACTCATCATGCGGTCGGTGGCCTTGTACATCTTGTCGTACTTGTCACCGGTACCGAGGTGGTCTTTCAGGTTCGGTTCTTCCTCCGCGTCACCGCCTCCGTCCGACCAGAAGGTATCTTTCGGATGATTAAATTCCAGTCCTCCGTCAAAGTTGTAGTCCATGAAATCCTTATGCTCCGGTTCGGTACTCGGCAACCAGTGGAACAGGCACAGCGGATTGGAGTTGTTCAGCGTCTCGAAGCAGACGGGCAGGTACTGCTTGTGTCCTTCCTCGTCGGCTTCCAGGTAGTTCAGCGTGTCGCCCTCGCCCCATTTCTCGCCGCCGATGGTCTCATCCTGCCCGAAGATGGGGTAGCTGTCGCTCTTCTCGTTGTTCATGTTGTACTGGCCGTAATAGGTCAGGTCTTCGTCGGCACTCTTCGCTACGAACAGGTCGCACGGCAGGCCGTCGATGGCCGAACGGTAATCATCCTCCAGCCCATGGTCTTTGGCGTAACGCTGGGCAGGCGTAAGCAGCCCCATCTCTTTCAGTCCGTCATTGATAAGCTTCGCACCTCCGGTATTGGTGGTCATGGACGAGTCCGAGAAGTCGCATTTGGAACATGCCAGCTTCGCGCCTACCGAGTTCCTGCGTAACTTGAAGAGATTTTTTTTGCCGGTAGTTACCACCGGATTCTTCTGCCTGCCGTTTCCGTCAATCTCCCCGTAGCTCAATGTAACCGTCCAGCCGCTTGCCGTCTTCTGGAAGTAGAAACGGAAGTTCTTTCTGGCATAGTTCACGGAAGAAGTACCCTGAATACGGACATATACGTTGGTAAGGATAAAGTCAAGCGTCCTGTCCTCTCCGTTATAGAAACGGACCTCCCTTACCAGTTTATTGGCCTTCTTGTCGTTCAGCTGGGCCAGTGCATCCACCACGTTCAGCGTGTCGCTCTCGCTCGGAACCTCACTGCCCACGCTGCCCGTGCCTATCAGTACCAGGATCGAGTTCCGGCGCTTCTTCATCAGCCCCATCAGCTTCTCCATGCTCACCGTATCTCCTTCATTCAGCACGCGGTTGTCCTCATCCAGTGAGCGCACGCCCGGTTCCCCGTCGGCATCCTCCAGGTGGTTGCGGTCCACGATGTAGTTGTTCAGCACCTCGTCCGAGGTCAGCGCCTTGTTATAGATACGCACGCTCTTCACGTTCAAGTCGGCACCTGCCGACTTAAATTCCAACTGGCTCTGAATGTCAAAATTCACCTTGTCGAGCCACTTGGAAGCAGCCGACTCTTCACCGTTCACATAGAAACCGATCAGCGTGCGCTGTTCGTTGGTCTGCACGTTCGGATAGAACACGTAGGTAATGCGGATATTCGTACCCGGCTGGAACTTGGTACCCACCGAGTCTTCATAGCGCAGCACCTGTCCGGCATCCATCGCCTCGGTCACCACACCGGTCAGGAACTTGGCCTCTTCCGGAGTCACAATCAGCCCGTACCGGTTGCCGTTGTCCAGCTGCCCCAGGCAGGTGATCAGCTCGGCATCCGTATCCGTCACGTTGGCCGTGCTGTATTCTATCTCCAGCGTCATGCCCACGTCACGGATGGCAAATCCCTCGGGCTTGTCCGCCTCGTTGAAGGGGCGGTAACCGCCGTCAGCGGTCAGGGTCATACCTGCACCACCGGCCAGCAGCAGGCGGTCCTTGTGCCAGCCGCTACCGGCACCATATTCGTTCACGCTCCACAGCACGTCCCGGAACTCCATACGCTTGTCACCGCTCACCCAGCTTGCCGGGTTGTTTTCCGTGTTGCTTCGCCCGAAGGCGTCAAACGTACACACGGCATCCGGTGCCAGCGTGGCTTCAATGTCCGGGTGCGATGTGGTGTTCACCTGCACCTCAAGCACGGCATCGCCGCATGACACACGGTAGTCCAACGGTTCCACGTTCACGTTCGTCCGTCCGTAGCTGCCGGTCTCACCGCGTTGCAGCAGGTCTTCCTTCACCACGCTGCCCCGGTCGGTCACTTTCACACGGGCCGTATACGCATCGCGGTCATAGCCGGCATACGTGAAGTTCCATGCCGTGAACTGCTCTGCCTCCAGCACCGGGTGTTTCCAGTCACGCTGGAACCCCGCTGCCCGGTGGCTGAACATCAGGCCGGCATACGCTGTCACACCTCCGCCTGCCTTCAGCAGCGTAATGTAATGCACCCGGCTCACCACACCGGAGTTCTCATGCTGCGCGTAGGCTTCCACCACGTTCGTACCCTCCTGCATCTGTGTCAGGGGGATGGTCACGTTCTTCTGCTGCACACCGCTGCCGGCCGAAAGACCGAGGGTAAAGGCCTGTCCGCCGTTCACGCGGTAGTAGATGTTCTTCTCACCGCTCGTGCCCTTGGCAGTAAAGGGGATGTTCACGTCATTTTTATATCCCCCGTCGGCCAGCCCGTTGCCCGCCGAGTAGGTGGTCTCCAGCTCCATGGCCACCATGGTCACCTTGGCCGTGGCCGTCTTCATCAGCGTGCCGTCCTGGTAAGTTGCCTGCGCTTCCACCTGTACGGTATAGGCAGTGGCATCCTTCAGGTAGGGCGAAGCGTCAAAGGTATAGCTCTGTCCGGCTGTAACGCCCACAAACTCCGCATCCCGGAACTCACTGATGACGGTCGAACCGCGTTTCACGATCACGCGGGCTTTCAGGTCGCTGTAGCCGTCCACCGTACCGCCACCGGCAGTGCCCACACCTACGGAGTATTTCACCACAAAGCCGCTGCCCAGTGCCAGATACTGCGAGGCGGGAAGTCCCGCACCGCCGCTGTCCGTCAGGTCGATGTTCACCACCACCTTGTCATCGTCCGTGTACTTGGAAAAGCGCACTTCCTTCGAGCTCTCGCCGCCCTGGTTGTCCTTCTGCTTGACGGTCATCACGTACTGGGTGCCGTCCTCGCTGTCCTGCACATCCACGTCCGTCACCGTACCCACCATCGCATCGAACACCGTTCCGGATGTAGGAGGTTTCGTCTCGCCGCTCACCAGTTCCTCGGTAGGGGTACGGTTTGACAGTTCCTTCTTCAGGAACGCTTCGATGTCATCGCCTGCATAGGCATGATAGGTGCCGTCCGGCTGTTTCTGATTCCATGGTGTTTCAAGATTCATCGGATGTTCAGTCGCGTTGATGATTCCGCTTATTTTCCTTTTTGCCATAATACTGTCCTTTTATAATAATCATTCATTTATCAGTTTTACTGCTACCGTTCCATGCGTCCGATCCGTTCCACGGCTCGTCGCCTTTCCAGTATCCAAGTCCGAAACAGCTGCTTATCGCAGACCACACCAGTCTTGCCCCGGCATAGACTGCCGACAGGGCACGTTTCCCCACATACGCAGCCGTTATTTCCTTACCGCCTATGGTTATCATCGTCAATCCTCCTCATAAATCAGATACAGCGTATTCGCATCCTTGTCCTGCAGCGCCTCGTAAGCTTCCCCGCTCATCACCTCATGCCGGTAGGCCAGCAGTCTCAGGCTGCCGCCTGTTCCGGTATATACGGCATCACCCAGCAGGTAGAGCTTGTCCGGCAGGATGGCTGTCCGGTCCGCATTCATGAATATGCCGGCAGGAGGCACACCCGCCACATCCCAGTCCCCGTACAGGGTGGAGTCCATGTGGTAGGCGAACTTCCCGGCATCCGCTACATACACTACGCTGCCGCCCGGTTTGGTACTCTTGTCAGGTAAAACGTTGCCTGTTTCCATCCATGAGGAAAAGCGTGCGGTAGCCCCGCCGATGGCTGCTGCCGTAGTCTGTTCCACCTTGGCAGCGGCGTTTTCTGCCTTGGCTGCCGCTTCGTTGGCCTTGGTGGCCGCTTCCGTGGCGGCCTGGGTCTTTTCCTCCAGTCCGGCTACGGCTCCTTCCGCTTTCTTGGCGGCAGCCTCGGCACGGGCGGCGGCATCGCTCGCAGGCTTCCCTATCAGTTCCAGGGGGACGTTCACCATCTTGCCGTCCTTCTCCCCGGGCAGTGATTTCACACCGCTCAGCGAGGTGACGGTCTCCAAGTCCTCCACGCCGGTAGAACTCTGGAGTACACGGTCCAGCACTTCCTGAACCAGTTCTTCTTGTGTCATTTCTGCCATACTCATTCGTTTTTATCGGTTTCTGACCCGCCCAGGATTTCGTTCAGGGCATCTATCACATTGGGAAGACAATAGCGTTCCACCGCCATGTGTATCATCCCGGTTTCCTCATCGCTGAACTCGGTCTCGCCGGTACTCTCGAAAATCTTGAACGCAAGCCGATGGGCCTTGATGCCACTGACACGCGTATACAGCAAATCGGCTATCTGCTCACGTGCATCGAAAACCTCCCTCGTCTGACGGGTTATTCCGGTGGGAACGCTGAAATTCCTGAAATCTAACTTTTTCATATATATCTGTTTTTTAGGATGAATGATTCAATATCTGGTAACGGAATCCGTCCGCTTTTGTAATAAGTACCGTTACGGAGTCCCCGGATGCCATCTCGTAGTTTTGCAAATCTTCATTGTGGTTATAGATACCTTTTAGTATGATATTCTTTGAACCGGGTCTGACCCTGAACGTGACAATGGCTGCAAAATCGGTAGGCAAGTAACTCATGCCGAACTTGTATGCCACAGAACTTTCCGACGGCAGCGTAACCTCTACCTTACTGTAGTTGGGTTCATTGTAATACATCAAAATGATATTGTGTTGTGAGAAATCCACCGTGTAGTTTCCACTTCCGAAGGTAAGCAGCTTGGCTTTCGTATTGATAAACGCCGGGGCAAGTAATGCCGCATTGCTGCTGATACCGTAGTTCTTCGTACCGCCGGTAACATCTATAAACAATCCATAGTTCGCTTGGTCGAAGCCGTAATTCCCGTATATATTGGGGGCTGAGTTCACGATACGACCGACAGCGGTAAAAGCTCCTCCTGCAGAAGACGGTATCACATCATCACCGAACATCACATATCCTTTGCTGCCGCCGACACGGAAAAAATCATCATAAATGGCAAGACCGCCACCGCTCCCGTGAGAGTCGGCCACAGAACCGATACGGCCGTTCCCTATCTCAAAGCCGCCGATTTTCCCTTTGCTGCTGTCTATCTCTCCGGTAAACTTACCGTTGGTCGTTTCAATGCTGCCGTCTTCCAGTATCTTGAAGTTGCCGTTGGCCGTTACCAGTCCCTCCAGCTGTATATGGTCGGCTGTCAGCTTGATTTTGCTCACGGTATTTCCGTACTCGTCCTCTTCCTCCACGCTCACCCCGATAAGGGCAATCTTTCCTGTATTGTCCTGCGCATACAGACCGGAACCTTCAGGCTTTATGACAAGCCCGGTCTCTTTCAGCGCATTACCGTCCTTGTCGAAGACCGCCGCTGAAATCTTTACCAGCCGGTCGCTCTGTTCGAACAGTGTACGGTACTTATAGGCCAGTGCGTCCGCCTTGTTGGTGCTGAACACCAGCAGCGAAATGTAAATCACGCCCGTAAACGACAGCTTGAAGTCGCCAGTGCCGTTCCAAAGTCCGTCCAACGTGAACATCTTCTCACCGCCAACGGGCAGGTCCTCTTCATGGCCGAACATGTTGAAGTTCTCAAACCCGGTCTTATCAGCGTTCACAAATTCTATTTTCAACCTTCCGGCCTTGATAACCCGGTAGCTGAACGACAGATACACCACGCCGGGCACCCGTTCGCCCTGGCTGTTCGTCTGCCGGTACTCCGGTACCAGCCGGAAGTCCTCCAGTTTCTGCATGATATAGCTGTTCCGGATATAGGCATAAGGCACCTTGCCGTCGGTCCGTATCTCGGCATGGCCGTCCGGCTTCGTACCGTAAGGACCGCCGTTCGCCCAGATCCAGCGTCCGCCCAGGGTGAACAGCGTAGCCTTGCTGCCCGTCTTCCATTTGTCCATGCCGTCGGCAAAACTGCTGTTGTCCAGATAACTCTGTTCTTCGCGTATTTCCTTGCGCAAGCTTTCCACGGCTGAATGGATTTTCCCCTCGGTTATCTCAAACCGCGTCAGGATGTCCTCGCCCGTCATCAACACGAACGTACCCTTCAGCCACACGTTGTCGGCATACAGGCCGTTTCCTTTCGGCTGTTTGTCTGCCGGGAAAGCGCTGCTCCTGATGCCGTCCAGCTTACCCAGCCGGCAACGAAGGCAGCCGTTGAAGTTCTTGGCCTTCACACCGTCCAGAATGTCGATACGGGGCTGTCCGTCCTCCGTGGCCGCAATGGATATAAGGTTCTGCCGGAGCGGGGTTTCGGTGTTGCCCATCAGCACGCACTCATCGCCTGCCTCCGGCTTCACCCCGCCAAACTCGCTTACCGGGACCAGTACACCGCCGGCTATCACCGAAGCCACCTCCACCCAGTATGCTTTTAGTTTCTTACCACCCGTAACCGCACAGCGCATCAGGTCATGGGCCACAAAGCCCGATTCCTGCTCAAACACGATGCGGTAGTTGTCGCCCTGCTTCACCACGTCCTTGATCTTGCCGTTGGCAGCGGACACCACCAGCTGGCCGCACACGCTGCGCACCTTCTCGATCAGCAGTTCCAGCGCCACCAGGCTTTGCCGGGCAGTCACTTTGTCCACCGTCAGGTTTGTCAGTCCGGTCAGCTGGTCAATCCACAGCTGCCAGCCCTCACCGGTCAGCCCGTCCACAAACTCCGTGCTGCGCAGCAGTTCGCGGATCACGGCAGTCAAGTATTCGGCATTGCCCTCACCATCCACGATGCCGCAGGGCTTGCCGCCAGCAGCCTCGCCAAAGCTCACACCCTTCAGGAAGCGGATGGACTCTTTGGCTGTGTCCGGCTGGTTCTTGCTCAGGAACTCTTTCTGGCTGCGCCGGGCGGAAAACAGGTTGTTGTCCGTGGGCAGCGTCTTGTCCCAGCTTCGTATGATGTCCGGAAGGGCAGCGCCTTCCGTCTTTGATTTCGTATAGCTTTTCAGCGCACCGATGCTGTCCGTCACCTTGTCGAACTTGCCCACCTGCAGCGCATCGCTTATCTCGATGTCCATCTGCCCGGGTTCGTTCACCTTGCGGCTGATCTTGGTGATACGGCTCTGACGGTAGCCTTTTTCCGGGAAATACTTCCGGCTCTCCAGCTTCACCCGTCTGCCCACAAACAGGTCTATGCCGTGCTCCTCGATGTATACCGGGTCTGTCGGGGCTTTGTAGGCGGCAATGTCCAGCCAGTGGTCCCGGTTGTACTCGTCCACCGCAACCGCAAACTCCTCTTCGGCCAGCCGGTAATACTCATCCGGCATCCGGATATTCCACAGGATATAGGTGTCGCCTGCTCGGGGCACCAGCTTGCCGCCCGGCAGCTGGGTGTCGTCATCGTAGGGCCAGATGGTGATCAGTTCGAATTCACGTGCCGCGCTGTCGTAGTTCACCTCAAAGTAGTGGTCATCGCTTTCTCCCAGTCCGGCAAGGTCGCCCGTCTGGAACGACACACGTTTGGTTTCTCCGGCCAGCTCGTACAGGTTAGGGTCAAAGTCCAGTTCCCCGTCCCGGAAATAATAGACGGTGAATTTGTTTCCTTCATCGTCTGCCACCTCCTCGCTGCGAACCGAGCTCACCGTACCGACCCGACGGGGGAAGATGCCGCTGAAAGCATCCTGCTCGTAATGGTCATAGATGCCATATTCCTCCACGCCCTGCTCGATGTACTTCCTGCCGCCGGGAAGCATCAGACGCGGGCTGCCGTATTTCTCCGCATCGATGTTGCGGGTCGAGCCTACCGGGAACAGGCGCGTATAGAATTTGGCCGTGTTGCTCGTATCTCTTTCCAGGGAGGTCAGCCCCTTGCCATAGCCAAGGGTGATTTCTTCCCCGTGTTCGCAGCGGCACACGTTCACAGTCTGCCCCTCAACCCACCATTCCACCTTGCCGCCTGCCTTTTCCGCGATGGCTTTCAGCGCTTCGTCGCAGTACATCCCCTCGTAGTCTATCGTGATCAGCTCCGTACCTTCCACCGTACCCGTCTTCCAGTCAGTAATGTGGCCCATGCCGTTATTGATAGCCTTCACCACCATCGCCACATGCTCGCGGGGCGTGGCCGTCAGGGTAAACAGGGGGTTGGTGTCCCCGTCCGTCGTCTCCAGCACCAGGAACCGCTTGATTAGGCTCTCGATACCGTACAGCTTCAGGTTATACTCCCATTCACCATCGCTCACCTGCTTCGGCGTGTAGCGTTCTGTCAGCCAGTACCGTTCGCCCAGATAGTCCGTGTAGTCGTTCACGTCCAGGGGCAGGAAGGCATAATAGCTGAACGACAGGGAAAGCACATTGTCTCCCTGCACTTCCTTGCTTTGCGTCGAGCTGTCGTTCACGGCCACATCCGCACGCTTGGTTCCGGCTTTATCATATATCGTTAGAAGCATATTCTAATAGCGTTTGAATGGTTATATAATCGGTTTCGGTTCCCGGAACTTTACCCGGAACTTTCCGGCATGCACACCTTCCGTCCACAGATAGGTCAGCGGGGTGAACTTCGTACAGTCGGCATACTTCACCCGCAGCTGCAGATCCAGCTGGGGGAAACGGATCTCCAGCCAGCCGTCCTTCCCTTGCTTCAGGAAATTCACAAAGGCAAAGTACTGCTTCATCCAGCCTGCCTGGGTCTTGTTGTAAAGCGCAAAATGCAGCGTCACGTCACGCGCTTCATTCCGTGGGGTCAGCACGGGGCTGTATTTTTCCCCGTGCTCTTCCCGTATGTCCACAGCCGTATCCTTCTTGGCCTTGCTCGGGGTCAGGATGGCCGTCAGGTTCTCCATGCCCCCGCGCCGGTCTTCCACCAGGAACACGCCGTATTCCGTCCAGATGTCCGTGCCGTTCACCAGCACCAGTCCGCTCAGTATATTGCCCATATCACTTCACTTTTAGTCCGTCACGTATCATTTTCTTTATCACTTCCTTCAGTTCGCCCAGGTGTCCGGCGCTCACACCGGTGTTCTCGGCTATCCGGGCCAGATGCCCTTCAGCCGTGTCCATCTTCTCCACCACGCTTTCCAGCCGGTCGTCCATGCTGCTCCAGTGCTGCAGCCCGCCGGTGAACATGCCCTCCAGTTTCGTGCCCTGGTCCTGCGTCATGGCCGTAAAGCCGCCCGCTTTCGCACTTTGGCTCGTACCGCCCTGCTGCGTCTTGTCATAACCGGTGGCTGCCGCCAGGTTGTCACGCAGGGCAAGGGCTTCATCCATATACTGCATGTACTCTTCCATCAGCGCGTTCCGTTCCGCCTCGGTCAGTTCGTTGTCCTCCATGGCCTTGCCAAACTTCTCCCACCAGCCTTTCAGTTTGTCGCTGTACATCTCACCGATCTTGTTGCTCAGCATCGCCCGCATGAAGTACTCGGATATATCCTCCGCCGCATCCTTGGCACCGTACTTCATGTTCATCAGGTTGTCGATGAAGCTGCTGTACATACCGTCGAACGAAATGCCCGTCAGCCCTTCATACAGCTGGTCGGTCAGTTCCTCCAGCTTGCCGGCCTGGTCTATGTAGTCATCCAGTTTCTCGGTCAGTCGCCCGCCATAGCCTCCCTTACCGGTATTCTGGATTTGCGTCCACATATCCACGTTGCTGCGCAGTGCCTTCATTTCCTCCGGGCTCAGGCTCCACAGGTTCCCGTCCCACTGGCGGCCGATCTGTCCGCTCAGTTTGTCTATCTGTGCCTGGTTGAAACCGCCCCAGTAGTAGTTCCAGCTGTGGTGACTTCCGTGGTAGCCGGCTTGCGCCATAGCCATCTGCAGGTAGTTCGAATTCGTTTCCTGCTGCATCTTGTACGCGTCGCGGTAAGCCGCCACACTCTTCGTCCCCTGGCTCTGCTTGATGGTGTCGGTCAGATCCTCTATCGAGGTCTGCAGCAGCTCGTTCCGGTCTGTAAGACGGTCTATAGCCGCCTGCACTTCCTTGGCGTTCCCGCCGATGCCGAACAGTTTGTTGAAACCTCCGAAAGACACCGTGTTCAGCAATCCCCCGATACCTTTCACAAGGGAACCGCCTATCTGTTTGAACAGGTCTCCGCTGAGGATATTGTCGAGTATTCCGGTTATCGCATTGAAAATGGTGTCTATCAATGATGAGATAATCGGGCCAATACCGTCTTTCAGCAAATCCAGTATGGAGAGAATGGCCGATATGATCTGCCCGATGACTCCGGCACTTGACAGGGTTTCGGACATCCGGCTGATGGCATCGCCGACCTTGCCTCCGATATTCAGTTTTGAAAGACCGGTAAGCATGTTCTGGATTCCTTCAAATGATCCCTGCAAGGTTCCGCTCGCAAAGCCGTGCAACCCGTTGGATACCATGTTCAATCCGTCAACCGTGTCCCGGGAGGCACTTTTCACCTCCCCGGCAAGCGCCTTCATTTCAGAGGTGGCGTTCAGGTATTCTTCGTCAGCTGAAACGCTGGACGATTGAGCCGTTTGAAGAGCAATTTGGGTACGTTCTATTTCTGCCTGGTTACCGCTTTCAAGAGCCTTGTTGTAATCGGCCTGCGCCGCTTTCAACCGGATGAATGCCGCTTCCTGCTGCAGTTCTGCATTTTGCACACGTGTTACGGCATCCCCCAAAGCGTGCATCTGCGTTTGCAGCCGGGCAAAATCCAATGTGCCGTTGCCACCGGGGAGCATGCTTTGAATACGTTCAATGGCATCGTAAACGACCTGCTGATCCGCTGCTCCTGATTTTTTGAACTCATCCGTCTTGACATACTGCTTAAGTTCGCCAAGCAGATTCTTCATCTGGTCTGCAAGCAAGCCGGTTAAATCCCCGAACGCTGCTCCCCAGTCTATCTTCTGGGTAAGGGATTCCATGTCCACTTTGTGCACAGCCGCATCACGCTGCTTTTCCAAAGTCAGTCTTTCGCCCTGGGACTGTGCCTTGCGGATTTTCTCGGCATATTCTTCAGCGATGGCCAGTTTCTGCTGCTGGAAGGTCCCGTATTCCTTCAGATAGTCACGCATGGCTTCCGCCTCTTCCCTGTACACGTCCGCCTCCGCTTTTTTCCTTGACTCGGTGTTTGAGGCACGGGCTTTTTCAAGTTCATCCTGTTGCTCCCGGGTAAGTCCGTTATCTCCGGTAGAAAGACCGGCTTCCTTGTTCTCACGCTTCCAGTCGGCTTCCTGCCGGTTTATCTCTTCTTTCCGGGCGTTATAGTCATATTCGATTTGTGCCAGTTTCTTCTCGGTACCGGCTTGCATGCGGTCTATCTCTTCCTTCCGGTTTTCAGCCTGCAGGGCGGCAAGATCCTGCGCCAGCCTACGCTCTGTGGCAAGCCGTTGCTTGGCTTCCGCTTCCGGATTCTTCCCGGACTGCTTGGGGTCGATATGCCCACCGATATTTCCTTTTTTGGCTGCTTCTGCGGCTTTCTTTACCTCTTCCTCCGCTTTTTTCAGATAACCGTCACGTTTGTTTTCGGCATTTTTCAACAGTACGTCATAAGCTTCCTGATCATGTTTCTTGATGGCAGCCTGTGCGTCATAGAACTGCCCGGATTCTGCCATGCTTGACTGCATGATATATTGTCCCCATTTCCCGAAAAAACCCATGGCGCTTTCCGCCTCTTCCGGTTTCTGCGCCTTGATTTTATTCACCTCTTCATCGGCTTCTGCAGCTTTTTTTACAAGGTTCTGGACATTGGTCTGGTGCAGCAGAACCTGTACATAGTCCTCGCTCTTTTGGATAAGGGTATCATACCATTCGGAAAGTGTTTTATAATACCCGAAAGATTCCCCGTACTTGCGGTTCAGTTCCTCCACCTTCGCCTTTTCCTGTTCCTTGCTGCCGGTGAAGTTCTTTATTTCATCGATGACCGATTTCAGTTCGAAGCGGGTACGCACCATCTGGGCACGGCCGTCCTTCTCTATCTCGGTCATTTCCTTGAGTGATATGTTGAATTCATCCACGCCTTTTTTGGCACTGAACAGGTTTTTCGTCCAATCCCAGATTTCATCACCGTACATTACCAGCAGCATGATGCCGGTGGTCATGGCCGTCTGCCAGGAAAAAAGTGAGGACAGGACCTGCTTCCATACCGGTGTGCCCTTCTTGCCGGACTTCTGCAGCTCATCGTATTCCTTGCGGGCACGGGCCAGTTCGTCCGTAAAAATCGGCAGGTTGTTGCTGATTGCCAGGAAGAACATCTGCGGTCCCATGGCCAAAGAAGGCATTTCACGGGCGATCTGCTGGATACTGTTGTGAAGCCCGCCCAACTGGCGCTGCGCGTTGGGTACATCTGCAGGGGTGACCTGCACGGATTCCGATTCCTCCTGCAGCAGTTTCAGTTTGCCGCGCAATTCCTCAAGCTGCTTCTCCAGTGCATGGATCTGCGCGATATTGGCACTCTGGTCCAGATTGGGGGCAGCCGTCTCCCCGGCAAGGCGCAGCCTTTCCAGTTCAGCCTCCAGCAGCCTGACGGTATTACGCAGTTCCAGCGCCTCACGCTCGGCCTTGTTCATGCCGGGCGTGAGTTTGTCCTTCATCAAAAATTCAACTTCTACAGGTTTGCTCATTCCAGTTTGCTTTGAAAAAATCCTACTATATCGTTCGCTTCATCCTCGGCGCTGTGTTCCGGTCTGG